GCGTCAGCAGAAGTTACTACAGCAGGGCATGGCTCAAGGTCAGCTACTAGCATCAGGTCTCACAGGCCGAGCTAGAGCATTAGCCCCTCTTGCTCAGATGGCAGGTCAGCTAGGCGTACAACGTAACGAAGACTTGCGCCGTGCGGTACAGCCGATGCTTGGGATTGATCCAAGGACTACTGGCGAGAAGATGGCTGATCAGCTTAAAAACTTAGATCCAGAAGACCCTAACAGTCTGTTACAGGCGGCACAAGCCTTGCAGTCTACTGACCCTGTTCGTGCTGCGGCTTTGCGTCAGGCTGCGGCAGAGGTTAGGCGCGAGGCAACGAAGCGGGAAGAGCAGAAAAGGTTGTTTGACCTTCAGGTTGCTGGTGAAGAACAGAGACAACAGATCGCGGGTCAAAGCTACGCTCTTGAGGAAGCAAAGTTCTTACAAGGAATGCAGGATAGCGCGCTTCAAAGAGAGAACATACGGCTCACACAGGAAAGGCTGCAAGGCAATATTGCTGACGAGAAAGCCGCCAGAGAGTTGCGCGATCAGCTGCAAGAGGAGCGGACAACTTTACAAGAAACAATCGCTGCAACGTATGAAACTTCAAACCCAGAGCTTTCCGCTTTTGTTAAATCTGGCTTGATGTCAGATGACGCTCTGTCAAAACTGATTGTGAAAAAGCCTACAGAGTGGGTGTATGAAACGGAACAAGCATTAATGAATGGCAAAGTCACAAACATGCGTGTGGCAATTGATGCTAGTAATCCAAACAACAGGGTTAGGATGTTCCCTTCTGAGGATCAACCTACTCCAGTTAAGGCTCCAGATATTCCCACATTAACCTCGACATATGCAGACGCTTATGCCGAAACGATTGCAAATAACCCAACATTATCTGCAATGCTGGAAGGCGAGAGTCGGTTCTTGGGCGAGGACACTAATGCTCAGCTGACACAGGCAGAGCTTAGTGACATTATGCACAACATGCGTTTTGGTCAGGGGCTATTGCTTCCAGAAGTAAACACAATAATCACGGAGCTGGCACGCAATGACCCAGACTCACTGGCAAGAGGCATCATACCTTTAGAGTATATCAACGCTGCTAGCAAAAACCGTGGGGCTGGAGGGAATCCTCCACTGGTGGGTGGACAGGATACAGGTAGCGCCATGAACCCGCCCCCTGTTAGTAGTGATCTTGCTGCTAAGTATCCGGGCTTGAGAATCGTCACACCTCCAACTGGTATGCAGCCAATGCCGCAGCAAGCAGCGTTGCCTAACCCGTTTAATGTAAGTGCGGATATGTTGCAACCTCCAGCACAGCAGGAGCCTTTTCAAACAGCTCCGACTGCGCAGCGTGGTATGGGTTGGGATCAGGCGTTCGAGGCTAAGATTGAGTTCGAACAAGAACGAGTAAGAGAAGGGGTTACTTCCCCACAACGATTAGCTTTAGTACAAAATAACTATGTGAAGGCACTAGAGAAAAACAAGTCTCAGTTGCAAGATGAGATTCGTTATCTTGGTGGACTAAAGAACTACAAGAGCTTTAATAAAGAAGAGCGTATTGCTAAAGCAAAGGCAGAGCTTAAGAAGATTGAGAATCGCATCGAAAGATACAAGCCCAAAACTAACAGCTAGGATATTCTCATGCCAGTGAGTCAAGTTGAAACTCCAAACGGAGTAATAGACGTTGAGCATCCAGAGGGAACGCCTCAATCTCAGATCATTGAGTTTGCGGCAGAATCTCTGGGCATTCAACCAAGCGCACCAACAACACCCACAGCCCCAGAAGAGCAGCCGTTAGATGTTGCGAACTTCCCGCTCGCTTCAGAGAAAAACATGGATAACTTTTCCGCGATGGAGAAGTTTACCTATGAGTTCGCGAAGGCAGGTAACTTAACAGGCAACCTTGCGGCTCTTGGCGCGTCCATTATGCCGTCTGGTTTCTTTGTTGGTGGTGGGCAGTACGGGTTATGGGCTAGTCCAGAAGAAATCTTCGGCGAAAACTATGATGACATGACCGTAGACCAGCGCCGAGAAAAGATGCTGGAGTTCAAGGACAACCTGTTGCGCGAAGACTTCCCAAGGCTACACCAGTTAGCAGAGGAAGGAGAATCTACTGGTGGCTACGGTGTTGCTGGTGCATTCTTTAAGTCTATTGCAGACCCTAGTATCGCATTGCCAACAGGGCAAACCATTAAAGCAATTACTGCTCTTGGCGCGCTGTATGGTGGCGCGTATGAAGCCTCTCGCGGACTACTAGAAGACGGAGAGATTGATGCTGCAATGACAGCGGCTACGGCTGTTGGCGGCGGCATCCTTGGTGGTGGTATAGCGGCTGCGGTTAGGAAAGTTGCGCCACTATACAACAGCGTCAAGGCAAACAAAGATAAGCCAAAGCCGTGGAAGGATGTCAATACAGCAAATGAAACTGCCGAGCAACTTAACAGCGAGATGCTTCTTATACAGGCAGAAGGCGGTCTGGAGCCAGATGCTAACATTCTTGTTGCTGCGGCAGAGCGCCTACAAATGCCAGCCAAGACACTAAAGAAAACAATTGAGAACAAGACGATCCCGCTTGAAGTTCACGATCAAGAGATAGCTAAAGCGGTAGAGGGCTTCCGTAGACAAACAACACTAGGAAGACTTGTTAGTCAGACTCGCGGCACAGCAGCAGACTTGCTTGCTCCAATTGATGACAGGATTGGCGCAATCAGCAGACCAGTATTAAAGGCTGTGAACGAGTATGAGCTGGGAATATTGCAGCGCACATCCAGATACCAAGATTCGATTGCTGGCTTTGACAAGCTAGAAAAAGCCCTGCCAACAGATGATCTTAAGTTGCAGTTTGAAGAATCGTTATTGAACTACGAGATGAATACTGCATTGCCGAGACAAATACTCAAGCAAAACGGCGTTGAAACAATTTCACTAAACCTTCGCGGAACACAGACTAGAACCGTGGATGAAATCTTTGACAGCATAGACTCTACGCTGAAAGAGATTGGTGAAGAGTGGAGCGAGTTAAAGAATGGTGAGATTACTTTGCGTGATCTGTTCTTCCCACGCAGCGTGGCAGACCACGAAGGGTTGCTGGCTTACTACGGCAAGACTGGCAGTAAAGAACTAGACAAGATGTACGACATCAAAGCAAAGTCTCTTGGCATGAGTTCTCGCAGCGATCTTTCCCAAGAAGAGTTGCGAAAGGTTGCCTTGGATTACATTGAAGGTGTTAGGTATCAGGCTGCTGGAAAGGCGGAGCAAAAGAACGTACGTCAATTTAAGCAGCGCAAGATAGAGCAAGTCGGCAAAGGCTTAATGCCATACTACGCGAAGTCATCTGAAACTCTTGGGCGATATGTGTCCGAGATGGCAGAGAACATTGAGAACGCTAGGTTATGGAAACGTCTCGACTCTAAGGTTGATGATCTGGATAACATTAACAGCAACGAGAGTATTGCTCAACTGATCGCGAAGAAGACGGCTAATAAGGAATTGACAAGCGAAGAGGCGGAGCAGCTTAAGTCTTTGTTGGAGGCACGCTTTGTCTCTGGCAAAAAGTCCATGCACAAAGGACTGCAAGACCTGCGCAATATCTCTAACATTGTTTTGCTAGCAAACTTTAGATCGGCTACTACGCAGCTAGGTGATTTGTTTACTAACCCATACCGCTACGGCGCCAAAGAATCATTCAAAGCAATGTTTCAGGTAGCGACTGGCAAGGCGGATATTGATGTAGACAAACTAGGCATTGCTAAGATTATCTCTACCGAGCTAACTGGGGCTGGCACAACTGCCAAATGGTTGGATAAGGCGTTTGCGGTTTCTTTCTTCAGGGGAATTGATAGGCTGGGGAAGAACGTCTCTTTGCAGGCGGCATTTAATAAGCATCGTACGCTAGCAAAAACAGAGAAGGGTATACGAGAGCTTAAAGAAGAGTACGGCGACTACCTTGGCACGAGAATGGATAGTTATATCCGTGACCTGCAAGACGGAGTTATGACTCAAGACGCAATGCTCGTAAACTTTACAGAGATTGTGAAGATGCAACCATTGACTCCACTACAGAAGTCTAAGGTCGCTCTTATGAACCCCAACTATGGCATATTTTATATGCTCAAGACTTATGCCTTGCGTCATTTAAGCATGGTGAAAAACGACATCACCAAGGAGTTAGACAAGGGCAACTACCTAGGAGCAGGAAAGAAGTTTCTTGCTTACTCTATGATTGTTGGTGGAGGCAACGCAACAATTAAAGAAGTGAAGAACTGGGAGGATGGTAAAGGCTTTGATGTTGACCGAGTCCCAGATCACTTCGTTGACTCTATGCTTAATCTGGCTTTGACCTCTCGGTATGCCACAGAGAACGCTGTTCGAACTGGCGACTGGGTAGGTCTCGCGACAGAAGCGGCAGCTCCCCCATTCTCGGCGTATACTAATATCTCGAAAGATATAATGGCGTTCAACAAAGCTAGGATAGAAGGTGATGTTTCAATGAAGTGGGTGCGCAATGTGCCAATTGCAGGAAGGACGATGTACAACTTATTCTTAGGCGGCTCAGAAGACTTCCTCGAAAGAGAAGCTAAAGAGCGCGCCAAGAATTAGAACTTCGGGACACGCCTCTCGCTGAGATGAGCGAGGGGTGCTTCCGCAACCTCATTCTCAATCAAGAAGTCGCAGAAGTGTTTGATCTTCCGCAGGTCTTCTACCCCGCCCTTGTCTCTCCATCGAGAGATGTACTTGATGATAGCCCCCTCACAGAACTGCATCTCATTCGCGAGGATGTATTCAATCGGTTGAATCTTTAGCTTCTTGTAGTGGTCACCCGCTACCTGATGATCTGTTGCGCTCAATGTAGTAACTCCTCGCCTTCATGTTTGTTTTCAATGAACTGCATGAAGTGCTTCTTCATGAAGTCGTTCTTGTTTACGAACTCGGTTAGGTCTTCAAGCATCAGGGCTATTGTGCCTATGACATCACGGTCATGCCCCTCAAGGGTTTGTACCATGTCGTTGATCCACTCGTATGCCTCGTCCGAGGAAACCATTTGAATATAAATCTCGTCATCCATTATTCGCCCAGCCTATGCTTATGTTTATGTATGAGTTCAACGAACCCCGCTAACAGATCTTCGTAATCTGCCTTGTACCGCTTCACAGGGGACGACTTTTTAGCAATCATGTCCTTGACAAAGTCTCTTCCGTACATGTCTTCCATCCACATCGTATACTCTTGAGCAGCAGAACCATGTCGCATCCCCCACATGTTGCACCCTGCACACTGCGGATGGATGTTCTCTATCTCCAATGCCCAGTAAGATGAGTTCCCCTTGGGGATGAAGTGACCGCCTTGCATCTGCGTGTAGTGCTTGCTAACGCCACAAGACACACAGCTACAATACCCATCATCATCTGCCGCAGCTATCCTCGCGAGCTTCTGTATAGCCCTGTAGCACTCTTGCTTTAGCTGTGCCGAGGTCTTAGTCTTGGGTTTAGACTTGCGCTTTACGCGCCTATCTGTCGCTCTTGGCATCCCAGTTTCTCTCGTGAATCAATGCGAACATGGTTTTCTCTGCTCGGATCTGGCTAGCAGTATTCATTTTATCGTAACGCAGCTTCAGTAAAGCTATGGTAAACAGCTTGGACATAACAGAGTATGTCTTGGATACAGCCTTAACATCTTCTGGTGGACTGTACTGTGGTTGATCATTCATGATGCTTTCTCATTCAGTGCGTCTAGTTATAAAAGATATGACGACCAATCTTGCGGCTGATATTTAGGTTGTCTACCCAGTAGGGATTAACGTCATCTCTGTGATAGTAAGTAGCACCGCTTGTGATGTCAACGAGATTCGCCCAATTGACCGCGATACTAAGTGCTAAAGTGTATGCCCCTTGGTCTGCGATTACTTCTGGTTTTCCATCGCAGTAATAGCTGAAGTGGCATTGATTTCGGAGCATGTGACCATTCCAACTACGGCCTTGTTTCACAACATCACAGGGTGTATCGGGGAATCTAGGTGATGCCACACGATTGATGATCGTATTAGCTACGGCTACCTGCCCATCTAACGGCTCTGATCTAGCCTCAAAGTAAATTGCCATAGCGATACAAGCGATCTCAAACATCTGGTTTTCTCCCTGCTTTTCTATGATGAAAGCCTACCTCGATGTGTCGGCGCTTAGGCTTAGGTGAACCGCCGTGCTTCTTCCGCACCATGTACTTGTTGCCGAGTGGGAATACATAATACAAAACCCTCTCATCATTAGCACACCATTCGGCCTCTTCCAAGGCGCGGCTGAAGTCATCAAAGATAATCATTTGCGGGTGGGGAAGGGAACGTAGATGTTAAACTTCTCCGACAACAAGTGGCTCAAGTGCTTGTGTACTTCGTCATAGTCGTAGGCAGTAACCTCTGAGCTAGACTTCTCACCAGTGACAGCAACTTGTATCGGCTTCCACAAATATTCCTTAACCAGATCAGTTGTCCAAGGAATCTCCGCATCGTGCTTGAGAGTCTTCTTCATATCCAAAGAGGACTCGTTTAGCTTCTCTGCCAACAGTCGGCAGTACACATGAAGCGCATTGTTCTGCGCAGTGGTGCGGGTCTTCCCCGCTTTCCACTTGATAGTCAGGTACTTCTTCTCTTCGTAAAGGCTAGTGATATGCTTGATAAACATCTTCAAAGCATGATCGCTATTCACTGCCCAGAACTCTCCTTGCGGCAAGTCACTCATCTTTATCCCCCTTCTTGTTGATCCTAATAGATGCAATTGATTCTGTCTTCGCGCGATCAGACATGGTGCAGGAGGGGAGCTGTTTAATCACTCCCCCTCCAGCGAGATACTTTTTAATATCTCTCTCCAATCGCTCGATAATCTCTTGATTATTCTGCGTTGTTGCACTCATCTCTTGTCTCCCAGATTATAGACATCATCCATTGTCATGTTGAGTGAGTCGCAAATCTGCTTGTACCTGTGCAGAGTGATGCTTGCTCGCTCAAGTGTATGAGCATAGTTAGCAGGGGTGCAGTCAATCTCTTGAGCTACAGTCTTGAATAACACCCCCTGCTGCTTGTGCGCCTTGCGTATTGCTGATCCTATATGAATCATACTAACTCCTAAGCTACCCGCCAGACACGAATCGTTTTATCTTTTTGGAAGCTCTCAGTCTGCCTAGTGGCAATTGTCATTTTTAATTTCTTGGCTACCCCAAGGCTGATGGATCTTTGATTTTCTCCACGAATAAGAAACGAATTGCCAACTTTCATTTTCTTTAACGTGTTCTCAAGAACATGAGAGAAAGATTCGGCACTTGCTCTGCAAATCTGTGGGATAGGAACATCATCCTCTACCTGCAACACATCGCCAGCAGCAAAAATCTTATCAGTAGCGCTGACAACAGGCTTCTTAGATTCTGGGGCAGGAACATTATCCTCTATACTTAATTCTGTATTGGGCTTAGTCTCTTCAACACCAGACTCTTCCATTGGCAGATGGGAAACAGCTAATTTTTCTACCGCCTCACTAAGATTTAGAAAACCACCAATATCTTTGTAGGTTCTTAGCAATTCAAATGCGTAATTCGGTAGCTTAAGTTGAACATTCTTGACTGATCTTTTCATTTCATCCTCCAAGTTGGGGGCTTGCGCCCCCGTTAAATTAGAATGGCACATCGTCCATTGAGATTTCTGTAGCTGGAGCAGCAGGTCGCGGCTCCCCCTTCGGCTTGACGGACAGGCTAAAGAATTTCTTACCAGCCTTTGATTCCTTCAACCACGCATTGAGGTAAAAATCCTCACCGTTTACATTCACTGTTCCGTTGTAATCGGAATGGGTTTCTTTTTCTTTGCGCTCATTCTTGAACAGTGCGCCACGGTTAGTATCATCATAATCAGACATACAATCTCCTAGTTAAAAAACTGATTTACATTTTCTTGAATTAAATTTACAGCCTTGGCAACACATTCCTCCAATGCTGAGATGTATTCCTCATCGCGCTCAACTCTCACGATCAGGGGCTTCATGTTGGGATGATAGGAAACAAAGTCCCACCAGTCCCGCTGGGTCACCCATAGACAACCCATCACTTGCTGCTTGTACCGCGAAGGAAGTACGCCTCCTCTTAGGTATTCCACATGCGTGGCAGGTGCAGGACATTTAACCTCTAGTCCACCATCCTCACCTACCAATCCGTCTGGCGAACACCCTGCTTTAAGGGTGTCATGCAAACAGAATCCAACCTCTTGAACTTCAACATCATTCATGAGGCAGTACAGGTCACGCGCTTCTGGCTCTAACTCTATTCCGCGAAGCATATGGTGTGACTGATATATCTCTTCGCGTTCTCCTGTTAGCTGCTCTGCAACAAGCTGATTGATGTAGCTGTCAGCCTGTGTAGACCATACGCCTTTGGTCGTAACAATCTTAGCGAACATTGATGCACTTGGTACACCAAGGCGAGCGGCAAACCATTCAGGACTACCTTGCTCGTGATCACAGATGCGCATCTTGCCACTCCTCTATCTCTTCCTCTACCCAAGCAATCAGCATGCGAGCCTTCTGCTTATCATCTTTATCCGCAGCGAGGATACGCAATGCTGTCTGCATCCTCTCATTCCACAGCTCCAGCTCGGCAGCGTCTGCTTCCTCCTCTGCACGCTCCATGCTGCTTAGGTAATTGTTAAGATCTATTATCACTGGGTCTTGCATACATCCTCCACGCGCTGTTCATTTTCTCGGTCAGCGCTTTACATGTTGAACACACCATAAATTGTGTACCGATACCTCTGTCGCACATGCTGCATTGGTTTCGATTCTTCCTAAACTTATCTCTCAAAGACTCATCCATTACAACTTACTCTCCAGCAACTCCTTAGCACGAGCGAACTGCTGTACTGATAACTCCTCAACAGACTGACACTTGAATGCTTGGCAGAACTTTGCCTTGTCACTGCTAGTCTTATTAATCAGGCCGCTGATAGTCTTGGCTTGTGCCGCAGTAATAAACTTAGGGGCTGACTGGGAGGCCGCATTACCGTCATCATCCTCGGCAGGTATACCAGCGATAGCCTGTAGTGCGTATCGTCTCGCGTAGGTGATAGCAGAACCCGCTGCTTGCGCATCCATCTTACCTAGCGGGATGTAATACTCCTGCTCTAGCCATTCGCCAGATGAGTGCATGAGTCTAGTGATAACCCCTACTGCATTCTCTCCACTGACAGGGAACTGCACATAGCTGAGACCATGCTCTGCGAAGTGCGGCTTGATCGCTTGAATCACTGAGCCAAGATCCGCATAACGACTCTTGAAAAATGGGTTCGAAGCGCCCTTGATCGCAGCGCCCATAGAGCCTTGCGCTTTTGACATAGCATCGGCGAGGTTGGTAATTGAATCAGATTGCTTCATGTCTATACTCCGGTAACTGTGAATCTTGAATTGCCCCTGCCTCATACTGCCGCCCATAAGCGCGCAACCCTAAGCGAGCAATATCAATTTCGATGTCGCCAAGGTATTTAATGTAGTCAATAGGGGATAAATTTAGCGCATGTCTTTGTGATGTATGCGCGCAGGAATGATCGACCCAATAGATCAGGCTGTTGATTTCATACTGCGGAACTGCGCTCCAATCAATGTAGTCTTCGCGCAGGTAGTTTAGGTAGGTGTTCTCGCGAGCGAGCCAGTTTTGTATTTTCATTTCTCATCCTCCTCAAGATGTAATGTAATACTACTTCGAATTAATTGTCAGTGTCAACACTTGTGTCAAAAGAAAATTTATGTGGGTAGTCCTCTCGCTCTGTCAACTGTAAGCTATTGGAATGAAAGTAAAAGTTCAAGTTCCCTTCCCAGCTACCGTGCCGTTGTTTAGCAATGATGACTGCGTGATCGTACGATTTTCCTAGATACTCCATTTGCTTTTCGTCTAGCTCTCTGAGTTTTGAAATCTCCTTAAGCGCCTCGCGCTTCCTGTTTGGTTGAATGATGATCACGTTGTCAGCCATGTCCGACAATGATCCAGCTCCCCTTATACTGTATCGCGAGGGGGCGATAGATTCATCATCATTCGGCGGCTTCTTAACGTGGGTTACTATGTGCAAGTGTGCGTTGTTGCGTTTAACTATGTACTGCATCTTGTTGATGAACTCATTCTGCTGGTTGTAATCGTCATACTTCAGGGCAACCTTGCTTAGTGAGTCCAGCACAATGTGATTACAGCCTAGCTCTTTGGCTGCGAAATGAATAAACCCAATGATCCTCTCTGGGGGCAGACTGTCTAGCGCATCGAAGATATATATCCTACCGTCAGCCCAGTCCATGAAGCGATTCACAAACTCATCTGATGGTCTGCCTTCCTGCGCTCCCGCTGCTTGCATTAACATCCGGTGCAGCGTGACTGTCGGCTGCATCTCAAGGGAACAGATACAAATCTTACTGGTCTGCGCGAGGTGTAGCATGATCTGACCCAGCACCATGCTTTTCTTAGAGCCATTGTACCCAGTGACTAGCGTCATCTCACTCGGTCTGTAGCGAAAGAGTTCGTGAGACTTTAAGAATGGCATGGTCTCACCGTGCAACTGGGCATCCGTATTGTTGTACTCAAGAAGTTCTGCTCGCCAGTGTGAGCTTGACTTGAGATCTTGCGCCTCTAGCGACCCCAGCAAGTCCACATACGATTCATAGTCCAGACCGTCAGGTATATTTATCATCGGCTAACCTCCCAGTTATCATTCGATTCAGTTTCTTGCTTGCGTCTGCCTTCCCAAGTTCTTACTGCCGCCTTCCAATCCTTCATGGTGTCGCGTCCAACTTTCCATCCGCGAGTGGCGTACCAATCCACAAACCTCTCGCCGTCAATGCCATTCGCTCGCGACTTGCAATACTCAGTAACCTCCTCTGCTGTTGGCGGCGTGAAACGCTTCGCCCCCTTCTTATCATTCTTATCATTCTTATAATTCTTAAGGTGTGGTGCGTTGTTGGTGGGTTGCTGGTGAGTTGCTGGTGAGTTGCTGGTGGAATCTTGATACTTATCATAGTAAGTTATTGTAATGATTGAATATTTGTTGGTGGTTTGCTGGTGTATCATGCCATCACTAATGAGCAGCTTGAGTACCTTTCTGATGGTGTTCTCATTCATGCTCAATCTTTCGGCATAAACCTTGCGTCCGAAGACAAGTTGCCCTCGCTTTAAGTGTATGAGTTGACCGTTAAACAAGCGGGTCTTGTCCTCAAAGTTGGCACGGATTAACATCTCCAGCCATAGCCGAAGCGCGTCCGCATCCTTCCAGATCCAGTGGTCAATCATTGACCTGTTGATTTTTATCCATCCTCCCAAAGTTTGTTCCTCCTCGCGATTAATATCTTGGCGTTGATGATGTCCCGCTTATCCTTATCGCTGAGCCGTACCCCGCTCGCCAGTGTGTGCGGTAGCAGATCTAGCATTGACTCGGCGATGGCATACTCATCGTCCTGTGTCTTCTTGAACAGCGGTTTATAGTTCTCAGTGACAGGTTGAATCACCCCAAAGTCCAAGCCCAACGACTCTAAGATACCTGCTGCTGAACATCCAGCGAAACAATGTATCAACACCCTGTCGCCTGTCTCGCGGATTGAAAGGGATGCCCCTTTGTCTGAGTGGCTAGGGCATAGCGCCATGTATCTGCGATGCCCTGCCTTGGTTGCGGTTTGCTTCACTCCATCTAAGGAGGCTAGTAGTAGATCAAGATTTGCCATTGATTTATATTGGATAAGACAGTAACCTGTGGCAGATTACTTCTCATCCTCCTCCCTTGTAGATGTGATCAAGCCCCCTTCGGGGGGCTACTTCTTTAGCTTGGGGGCTGGTTGATTGCGTACCCAGTCCCCATTCTTTCTCCTTACTAAGCCAGCCGATTCAGGCGTGACGCAATACCTATCAAGCCCAGTCCCTTTGCGGTGCATATCAAACGGTATCTCACTTGAGAAAATTTCCCAGCACTCAACACACATTGACCTCACGCTACCTACTGCAAAATTAGGGTAAGGTCGCACACCTTTCTTTGGTTCTACCTTGTATTGCTTCCAATCTTTCTGCTCCATGTCATCCTCCAGTTAATTACAAGTTACTTCGAGATTCTTAAAGTTAGGCCAGCCAAATTGCATACTGGTCTCTCGTCCAAGGCATACCATCTCGGCATACATCTTTAGCTCGCGCTGCTCTACCTCGAACTCCCCCTCGCCTAGCAGTAGGCCAAGGGTCAGTGAGATTATCAGAGCCATCAGTACAAGTAAAATCTTGAGCGCATTATTTTCTTCTTTGAGTTTTGTGTATCGCATTGTTTCAATTCCTTAGTGAATTTCTAATTTGATGCAGGTCATGATACCTTTCACTCAGTACCGTTGCTCCTTGATCACTGAGTCCTTCTTGATTTAAGTCTTCCATTAGACCTTCTATTGCCGTTGTTAGTAACTCGACTACAATATTGATTTCGTTTTTATTTAATATCATTTCATTATCCTTTTCTTGTTAGAGAGGTAGCCTGTTTAATTCGCACACACGGCAAGCGCATGGCATGCCGTTGTCTTCTGCTTTTTTTCTGGCCTCGGCAGATAGCTCCGCTGCATAGTCCCATTGGCTTATCAATGTTTTGTTATGTACCCGCTTGATGCCGGACATATTCTGCCAATAAATTAAATCGTAAGCATAGGGGGCAAGGAACTCCGGCGATCCTCCTAGTGCCTCGATGTATTCGTTGTAACAGCGTGTTAAGTTTGCCGTAGCTAGGTTATCTGTCATGTTGATTCCTCCAGTTTATTTTAGTTCTAGTCATACCATCCAGAACGATGCGCCTCGCCTTCAACTACAGCATCGTTGTATTCATCCATAATGCCAGTAAAGAATTGGCGAAAGATAAATAACGCCTCATTGTAAGAATCACATTCGACAACTTCATCATGGCTCTTGCTCCACACCTTGTAAGTGCCGTCACCATTGTCACCTATCTGAATTGTTTCTATAATTTTCATGATGTTCTCCTTGATTTAGAGGATGCTGAAAGGACACACCTGCACCACAGGTTTACGGCCTGCTGCCAGACGGGGAACGATGTAGACTAGAGTCGATAGACCAAGGTCGCACTATTTACCCATAAGCCGATGCAAGTGTGTCTTCGCAATACCCT